CGGTGGCAGCTTGCCTATATCTGTTTGCGGTGGCCAGTGCTTCTGAGGCAACGCCGTCAAGCCCAAGATCAGGTGCGCTTAGAGGGTTGTCCTGGAATGCCCGTCTGAACGCATCCGCTGCCGCAGTACCCGCTTGAGCTGAAGATCCGGCAAATGGGTTGGCAATATCGCCAAGATTAATCTCACCGATTTCGCCGAATGTGCTTTCAATTCCAACAGCAGCCAGCGCATCTCGAATTTTGCCCGTGAAGCTGTCGATCCGGCGGATTGCGCCGTTCAGCATCGCCTCGATCCCGTCGAGCATGCGGTTGGCCGCCAAGATTACCAGATCACCGATCACCGCAGGCAGGCGCGACCAGATTTCCTTGATTGCCAGAAGCGCACCCTCAAAGGTGTTGGCGGCGGCATTCCCAAACCCGACCACACTCTCAATTGCACCATCGACACCCGTCGCAGCATCAGACTTGAGATCATAGAACATCGCCGTAACAGCCGCCCCTGCAGCCGCAGCCCCCATCTTGATCCGCTGCCAGACCTCGACCACCAAGTCCTTGAGCAGGCCCATGGCATCGCCAAACCCACCCGCGCCAGTCACCAGACGGCTGAACCAGTACACCAGCTCGCCTGCGCCAACGATCAGCGCCCCGATCCCGGTGCGGATCAGTGCGCCTTTCAGGACTGTGAGCGCCCCGGCTGTTCTGATCACAGCCGCCGCAGCCAAACCCATCCCGATCACCCATTTGCCGGCCATGAGAGCGGCAAATGTGCCGGCATAGGTCAAAATGCGGCCAATATTGTCAGTCAGCGCGTTGATCGCTTTACCAAGGGGCCCAGTTGAGCTGGCCAGATCGACAAAGGATGTCGCCAGGCCCTCGAGGATCGGCGCAAGTGCGACACCAATCTTATTGCCCATCCCGACCATGACCTGCCCAACCGCAACAACCGCGACCCGAGCCCGGTTCAGGCTGGCAAGTGTCTTGTCGTCCATGACCAAGCCGAGATCGGCTGCGCGCTGCGCCAGACGGCCCATTTCCGCGCCGTTGTTGCGAAGAAGCGGCAGAAGGGCCGTGGCATCGGACGCCATGGCTTCGAGGTAGAACGTCATCTCCTGCTGGCTTGCACCGGCCCGTTCCAGCGAGGACACGTAGAGCTGCAGCGCTTCCGGCCCGGACAGTCGAGCAAATTGGTCAGCGGTCACGCCCACTTTTGGCGCGATGCTCTCGAAGAAGTCAGCCATGGGGCCACCGCCGGTGGTCAGGAAATCACCAACCCGGTCGTTCACGTCCTTGAGGATATCAGCGAGCTTCTCTTGCTCGATGCCCACGGTCTGGGCAACTGCTGCCATGCCTTGAAAGACCTGCGGATCGGCATTGGCCACCGCAGCCTGACGCTGGACCTCAAAGGCGCGGTCCATTGCGGCGTTGGTCGCGGTGACGGCTGCGGCAGCCGCTGCCGTTGCCGCCGCAGCACTCGCCACAGCAACACGGCGCGCGAAAGCCGCCAGCTTTGCATTTGCACGCTCCACATCGCGCGGAAGGCGCTCAAAGGCTTTGCGGCCTGCCGTACCCACGCCTTCCAATTCTGAGCGGACTTGGCGCCCGCCAGTTGCCGCGAGGCGAACACTGACCCTTTTTTCAGCCATCGAAAGTCTCGCCTCGCTCGCTCAGTTTGCGCACCATCACCGCCTCGATTGACGGCAACAGTTCAGCCACCACCCGCGGTGGCACCCCCAGCGCCTGACCCAGCTGTAGGGCCGCGCCGATATCCCAACCGATCACCACCCCACCACGCGCGCCCGTTACAATACGGAGCTGACCGCCGAGCCGCTGGACAAGGTCCCAGACCTGCCAGCCCTCGATCGTGGCCGGCGCGTTGCGTTGTGATGGACAATCTTTGCAGCGCCCGGGACAAGCGGCGCAATACTCTGCGCCCCCGCCAAATTCCCATTCAGCAAGGGCGGTCAGACGTTTTTTTCAGCATCCACCAGCATGGCGCCGGCAACGACGTTCACTTGGAAAGCTTCAAATATCGGCCAGAGGTCAAAAAGGGCGTCAATCCAGTCTTGGGAGACCGGCACAGGCTCGCCCGCTGCGTCACCCACACCATCCCACTCCTCGATCACCATCCCGCCAATGATTTTCGCGACCTCAAGAGCAACCACATCATCCTGAACGACGTTTTCATCGACGCGCCCCTTGGCGAGGGCCACCACTCTGGGGTTGTTGCGAGCCGCCAGCATCATTGCTGATGTCAGCGGCTTGGCCTTGATTTTGACACCCCCTGCGAGGTCGATCCAGCGGCTCTCATTGGAAAGGTTCAGTTTCAGCATGGATCAATATCCCTCGATGTCATTTGCAAGCGTCACACTGACCATCGGGTCCCCGTTCGCCTGTTGGGCTGCTTGCCAGTCGAACGTCACCTGCACGCCTTGTGGGCCGGAGATTTCACGGCGCGGCCGGGGCAGGAATACCCGCGGGACGGAGACGGTGAGCGCCTCGCCGGTGGGCAGCGCATAGCCAAATGTCAAAGCGCATGCTTGTCCGCTGATCGCTTGGTTCAGAAGCGTGGTATCGGCAAACCTGACGCTGATATTGCCCGTCATCGCTGCGATCGACGGGTCAGCCCCTTCGATTTTCCCGTCGGCGCGGATTGTTTCGATCCGGTCGAGGTTGTTTTGATAATTGATCTCAGCGCTGATGATGTTGCCGATACTCTGGCCGTTGCGTTGAACCGAGCCGTTGAAATGGCCGAAGCGCTTGAGCGACAATGTCCCCGGGGTCCCCGCTTGCGACGAGGTGCCCAAATCCTCGCCTTGGGCGACAATTTCCACAGTGGACGTCAGCAAACCAGAGCGCTCCATGGTCCAGCTGAAGCTGTCCACCATGCAGCCCGAGTACATCGCAAAGCTTGGCACTTCCGGCATGCCAACCTCGACCGAAAAGCTCGGCAAGGTCCAGTTGCCACTCTCGAACTGGTGCGTGTAGGGGCCCACGCCGGTCGTCTGTGGCGCGCCAAATGCGCCTTTAAGCCAGTATCCGTAAGCTTCGGCATCAAGCGGCACCACGACATTGCCATCCGCAGTCAGCGCATCCTTGATCGGTTCAAGCGGATCACGCCCATAGCCCAAAAGCTCTGACGTCTGCAGCGGCTGCTCGGCCCCAAGGCTCGCAGTCGCAAACGGCATCCGGGTGAAGCCGCTCGCAGGCGGCGTGCCATAAGTCGTCTCGAACGCCAGCGCCATCTGCGCGCGCGCCCCTTGAGCTCGTGCCATGGGAATTCCTTTTCTCACTGAATTGACCGTTTGTGTGGCACGCGATTGCACCGGCAATCAGAACGCGGCGTGGTCGCGCAACTGGGCCTCAAATATTTAGCCAATGCGCCATAATCATTTTGCCAGCTTGACCGCTGCGCATAAATGCAAACACTTAGGCCAAGACTTTTAGAAGGCCGTTAAATCCATGTTCGCTAAATCACAAGATAACTCCCAAAACTCACCCTCCCCGCTTTCCAGTGCGGAGGCAGCGGCCAGTAACACCCGTCGATCTGTGCTGCACGAGGGCATCACCATAAAGGGAGCATGGACAAGTGATGGCATCGTCGACTTTGGTGGTATGTTTGAAGGCGACTTGACCGTCGAAACATTGGTTCTCGCCAAAAGCGGCAAGATCAAGGGCAATGTCAAAGCCCGCAGTGTAACCATCGAGGGAACCCTTGAAGGCACAATCTCGGCCAATTTAGTGGCACTCAAGACTTCCGCGCAAGTGACCGCCGATATTGTCGCGCATAAATTGGTAATTGAGCCCGGTGCCTTGGTCGAAGGTTATGTCGCCTGCAAAGTTGACCCGATGCAGGATCAACCAAGCGGATCACCGCTCGCGTAATGCAGGATGATAGGCACGATGGCGGCCACGTAGGGTGCGGTCGGCGGCAATGGCTGCACCGATGCGCCCGATCAGCCGGTCAAACCGCGCGTTCCGGTCCTCGCTAGTCTGCACGATCACCTCCAGCTCGGCCCGGTGCTGGTAGTGATACATCAGCGGTGAGAGTGTCACGCCCGGCTCGCCCGGGTTGCCGTCGCGCAGGATCATCAGGCCCGAGGGTGGGATCCTTTCCGGTAAGACCTCTCCGCGCAGCACTGGCACATGTGGGACTGTGCGCAACAGATCCGCCAGGGCGGTCAGGATGGTTTCGCGGTGAGTGGGCATCTGGTTGCCTTTTCGATAACAATTCATCGTAACCGAAGGGGCGAGCCTTTGGTTCAGCAGGGCGGGCTGATCTCTTCTAACGGTTATATCGCGGGGGTCGAAACCTGCCGGGTCCGCCACGGTTCGAGTGGTTTAAGGCACCGGTCTTGCAAACCGGTAATTAGCAACCATCCATGGGTTCGAAGCCCACAGATTGCGCACCTCCACGCGGACGGGGAAGGCAAAGTGTCAGAAAAGTCGGACCTCTTGATTGACGGATGCGGTGCAATGCCGCAGCGCAGCGATAGCGATTTCCCTCATCAGCCAGCACTGTTAATATATTCAGGAGCTTGAATAATGGCGTTCTCCTCCTTGCACATTATTCAGCTCTCAAAGGCGCACTTTCCTCCCTGATCTGCGCCAGATGGAAGCGGCGGTACAGGAGTGTACTGTCGCTTTTTTCTTGCTGGACGGGCTTATCTTTGTGCTACCCAATGCGCCACAATCGCACCGGGTATCTGGGCCTGCGCTGCTTTTGCATCACGCGCGAGGTCCAGGCTTTTTCGAAGCTTCACTTGCGCCACCAGCAAGCTCGGCCCGCGGGGTCGATAGATAAACCGCAGCCGCAGCCCGCGCCTTCGTTCCCATTCTCCTGGCGTGATGCGCCCACCGCGCGCGGATTTGCCGGCCGCCGCTGTCGGAATTGCCAACCAGAAGCCATTGCGCGACCGGATCAGCGGGCCGGTGTCATGGGCGCCGACCACCACGGGTGCTTGCGACCAAACCAGCGCCGCGGCATTAACAGGCTGCTGAAAAAGTCCGTCGCCGCTACGCTTGTGCAAAAATGGGGTAGTTTTTCGAGCCCTCTCGTCCAGCTGAAGAAAAGTGGTAGGGCCGGGCATCGACGAAGTAGACGAGAACCGCTCTTCGAAATCCTTTTTCAGCAGCCTGTTAAGGCTGGGCTTTCCTTTGGGATATTGCGCCGCGCGGATGGTGCGAGCCAGCCGTTGCCCTAGCCCTGCGCCCGTGATCTGCCCGCGCCATGCCGTCTTGAGGCTGATACCGGCATCGCCGACAGCTTTTGTCACGGCCTTTTCACCAGCGACGAGCTCAGCAGCCATCATGGCTCCGATATCACCGATGATTTCCATGCGGATCATGCGCATGCCCTCCCTTATCCTGAGACATCAACGTGTGGATCAGGCCACCAGGGCAAGAGCTCTGCCGTCCAAACCAGCCGCTCACGGTCGCGCTGGGGTGTGCCTTGCACCACAAAGATCTCTGCCCCGATCTCGAATCGGTCACCGGCTACCAGTTCAGGACAATCGCTCAAACGCACATCCAGAACCACGCTGTCGCTGACCAGCCGTGCCGCCCCGAACTCGACCATGCGGTCCGGGCTGCGCCGCATCACGCGGATCGGCACCTCCGGCCCGACACCCATCTGCTGATAAAGCGCCGGGGTGGAGAGGTTCGGATCGCTGAACAGCACGTCCAGCGCCGCAGTGAACGCCGTCATCACGTCCGCCGTGCGGTGCGCAATGCGGCGGCGGAACTCGACCAGCTCCGCCCGGAGGCTCGAATAGTTGGCCTGCCGCACATCGCCGGTGACGAGGTGATAGG